GTTTTTTTTGACAAATTTTTTATTTCAGTTAATTGTCGCATTTTTTACTCCTTAAACTCTATAATCAACGCAACTCGTATATGGTGGTTTTAGCGGTTTCCAATTGCAACCATCAGAATTTTTGCACCCGTCACACAAGCAGTAGCGTTCAGGCAAATAGCGTTTAGGTGCCGGTGTAGATTCTTCAAGTATTATTATTTGCATACGCTCACCACGCGGGTCTTTCGGGTCTGTTCTTATCAAATATGGCATTCTCATGACATTACCTCAAAACGGAAAATCATCCTCGGCTTCTTTCAGGTCGGTAAACTTTTTGTTTTCGCTCTTATCCGCAACCGTCGCAGTAGGCTTATCTTCCGCAGGCTGTTTATCCTCGTTTCTCGGAGATAAGAACTCGACCGTATCGGCGGATATGTCAAACTTTGTTCGCCTTTCGCCTTTGTCGTTTTCGTAAGTCGAAACGTTTAATTGACCCTCGACGGCTATTTTGTTGCCTTTGACAAGGTATTTGTTGCAGTTGTCGGCAAGTCCTCGCCACGCCGTTACCGGAATAAAATCCGTTATTCTGTCGCCGTTGGAATCGGTATATCTGCGATTGACCGCAATAGTGAAGCGCGAATACGATATCCCGCTTGTAGTCGAGCCGCCCTCGGGGTCTTTGGTTAAATTCCCGATAAAAACGCATTTGTTCATTTTCTTTTTCTCTCCTCGATTTTATTCGTTATTTTTTCGCCTGCTTTCCATATCCCGTAAAGCGTTAAGATGAACGCCTCGGAGAACAACACGAACGCTAATTCTTCCATAATCACAAGTCCTCGTAATCAAGATTATTGAACATTCCGTTGAGTTGCTCGCTTGTGTAACTCTTTTCGGGCTTGTCCTTTTTCTTGCGTTTCAGGACGTCCCACACAACGCCTTTATATCCGTTAGCCATTGCTTCGTCTATCGCCTTTATGACGTTGTTTTCTCCGCAACTTTCTATGTAGTTTTGAAGTTGTTTTATAAACGACTTGAAGCCTTGCTCCGAATACTTGAATTTGTGCTGTTCTTTCTTGTACTCGACCCACTCGCTGACCTTGCTTTTCATAGCCTCGGATAACTCGTAATCATCGATTGAAAAAGATGTTCTCTCACTCGAAATCCCCCTTTGGGGGCTTTTGGGGGTATTATTATAATATTTAAAATATTCATCCTTATTAAGGGGCGACATTTTTGTCGTGGGGTAAACGACATTTTTGTCACCGGGTGACAATCGATACGTTTGTATCGAAATGCACCTTTCCGAGGAAGAACCGCGCTCGTCGTGAAGATAGTTTTTGATGATGTAACCGCACGAAACGAGAGTGTCAATCCAGCGTTGAATACTGCGTTCGGAAGTGCCGTAAAGCTTGGCGAAATACTCGTTTTTAGCCCAGCAAAAACCGTGCATATTGCAGAGGGCGGTTATCTCACCGTAGAGCAGTTTCGAGTTTGCCGTAAGCCGCGCGTCGTATCTCACGTCCGCAGGTATCACCGCATAAAAACTTTGCTGTAAATCTTCCATTAACCTCTCTCCTTTTGCAGTTCGTACTTTTTAGCAATAAGCGGCGTTTCCTGATACGAATACACGCGCTTCTTTTTCTCGTAAATGCCAATCTGTTTGTCGCAGTCGGCTATCGTCGTTGCCAACGCCCAACCGCCGCCCTCACGGTCGATTATCGGATAAGTGCAACGTGTTTCCATTACAGCCGCTCGTATTTCGCGCTTGTTGCTCGTCATAAGCGTCATCGCCAAATCTTCGTAGTTCGTAAAGCCGTTTTGCTCTATACGTTCCATAACTCGCTCGGTAATGCGGTTGCAACTTCCAAATTTCGCCTCTGTTGCGTTTTTCGCTTTCGGGAGTACACTTTTACGTTTGAGCAGTTCCTCGGCTCTGAACGCTAAAAACAGGTACGTTTCGATTATGCCGTTCTCTATTCGGGAGATGTCCGCTTTGGTTGCTTTCAGTCCCTCTTTGTTCAGCGCGGCTACGAGTTCGCTTTGTCGTACGCCGACGCTGTTCCTCAATTCTTTAAGATTCATACGGTAGCCTCCATTTTTTACACAGTTTTTTATCAAGCACAATCGGCTCGATATGGTATTTTTTCAAAAACACTTCTTTTGTGACGTTGTGCGCTTCGGTGTGATGTTCACGGCATAGCGGCAATGCTCGCAAACCCTCATGCACTGCTTTGCTTCGGTCGTACTTGCTTCCGATAGCGTCGTAGTGGTGCAAGTCGGCTTTCCTGCCGCATACGCAACAGACTTTTTGCATTGCGCAAGCATAAACGTATTTTTGGACATCTTCGCACAGTTCTGCAAGCGGCACTCTCGTCGGAATTTCGTGCGCTATTATGAAGTCAATCAAATAGGTGATAAATTCCTTTGCCGTAGTCACGTCGCAGTCAGAAAGCGAAAATATGCCGTCTGCAAGCCCTTTCATCGTGTCGTGTATGAATTTAAGTTTGAACAATCTCTTCGTGTATTCGGGCATTTCGCCCATATACTCGGATATTTCGTTTAATAGCGCGTATGCCTTTTTTCTCTGCTCGGCGGATATTTCCCGACTATCGTTTAAGACAATTCGGCACGTTTTGAAGTCGCGATTTATGAACCGCTCGGCGTTCGGGTAATCTGCAACGACCGTGAGTATTCCGCGCTCGTCGTAGTCCTTTACTCTTCCGTCGATGATTTCCATTCTTTCAACTCCTTGATAAACGCCTTGAAGTCCGCTTCGTCCGCCGCCGATAGTTTAAGACAGTTATGTTCGGCAGCAAGTGCTTTTAACTCCGCTACCGTCATATCCTGCGGCTTATTAGCCTCAATCAGTTTTGCCCGGTCGTCTTTTATTAGCTCTTCTTTGCTTTTCTTCGGCTCTTCCGTGTATTTGGTCTTGTCGTTCTCCCAATACGTATTTGCGCCGATTCCGAGATTTCTGCAAGCGTTTCCGAAAGCGTCGGTTACTGCCATTTTGTACGCTTCGTCGCTCGGTCGGAAATCTTCGCTCTTACGAACGTATTTCAGCATTTTATTGCCGCCGATACCTGCGATAGGTTTGCTCCACTCTCCGTCGTGTTTAATGAAAAGTTCGATTTCCGCATACGATAAGATTTCGCCGCATTGGTCGCCGAGGTTCTCGCTCCATACGCGTTTGATATTGTAGTACCAGCCTACGCCGCACGCTCCGAACCTTTCCGTAAGCACTTTTATGCGCCACATGGTATTGATGTCGGTTCCTTTGAAAGTGCCGTTATCGAACGGTTTTTGTGCCTCTTTCGGGACTTCTGCCCAACTCTTGTATAATTCCAAGTTATCCATAGGTCACCTCACAGTATCTGCACGGAGTAGTTCGCTTGCATTTCTGCGCCCGGTACGGTTTCGCCCGCTTTTATCGCTTTCGTGATATCCGTTTTGGAAATGCTCGTTTCCGTTTTTGTCTTAATGAATTGTTCGGGGATAAGCGTTTCGTCCGTAAGCACGCACCGCATAGTCTTTTTGACTTTCATTTCGATTTCGTCGTCTTTGAAACCCTGCTTGTCCGTCGCAAACAGAAGATAATCGGTTAAGCCCGTAATCTCTCTTTCGAGCGACTTTTTGATTTTGTTGTAGTTGTCGAGTTTCTCTCGTATGCTTGCAAGTTTGCCGTTCAGGTCGTCGAGATACACGACAACGCTTTTGATTTTCTCGTTCTTCTCAACCGTCAAAGCGTTCAGTCTTTCCGCAAGGTTGAACACCTCGCCCGTTTCCGTATCTACGCCATTCTCGCCCATTACGATGACGGCGTTTTTATCAAGCAACTTTTCAATATCGCTGTTTATCTCAAAGAGTTTACGCATATGTTGCTCCCCTCCATTTTTACACACACGATTTTGTCGAAGTTCCTCGTCAGGGCGATTTCCCTCATTTTAGCCAACGCCGTTTTTTCGTCGAATTTTATGTAAGCGTTGCATGCTTTCCCATGTCTTATTACTACCATGTACATTTTATTTACTCTCCTTTTTTATTTGTTCTACGAGTTTATCCATTTCTCCGAGCAAGTCGGTCATAATGAAGTCTACCTTTTCAACGGCTTTTCCGATGTCGTACGCCGTTTCCCACGCTTTTCCGTCCCACGCTCCGTTTTGCTCCAAAGCAAGTCTTTTTTCTTTGCAGGTCTTTTTCCAACAATCGAGTTTCGAGCGCATATCTTCCGCTTCGAGCGTCATTCTGCATATATCGCTTACGTCAATCATTGTTCAAGTCCTCCGCCGTCTTTTTTGCTTTCAGCCAACGAAACCACGTTTCTTCGCAATCTTCACAATCGGTTTTGTTGCAGAAAGAGCGAATCGGACAATGCCGACAATCGGTTGCGTATTTAAGCACACGCGCCAATTCTTCCGTTTTTAAGTTTTTGATAAATTCTTCGTTAGTCATTATTCTATCCTCCATTGACTTTTTTGAAGTTTTACATTCCGAGCAAATAATCGGTCGTGACGTTGAAAAGTTTCGCTATGAGTTTAAGCGTTTCGACCGACGGATTCATAAAGCCGCTTTCCATTTTCCATACGGCTTGACGGCTTACTCCGATTCGTTCCGCAAACTCTACTTGCGACAGTCCTTTCTTAACTCTTAACTTTTCCAATCTCTTTGCGTCCATTTTTACCACCTCCTTTTTGTAAATCTTGTTAACAATGTGTTAAATTAGTTGACAACTGCACTGTTTTTGCGATATAATAAATTTGCGCAACTTGCGCTTGGAGGACTTCTTTTATGAAAGCCTTGATAAGCGCGCTGCTCCCTGTATCCGTGACCCGTCGGAATGATTGCTCACGGTTCTTATTGGCTTAATGCGCTCAGCGGAACCAAAACCGCAAAAGTAATATCGCAACAATAGAAGCAAGGATGGTTACTTGTCTGTTAATAGGTGGAGAGCCGAACACAGTGCAATTGTCAGGGTAAACAAATTTGGGTAAACACTTATGTCGGAGCCATACGATATAGGTGTTTTATTTCAAATTTGACCGTAACGCAGTTGCTTTACCTTGTTTACACTTATATTATATAGGAAAATTTCCTAAATGTCAAGCGATTTTAGGAATTTTTCCGAACTTTTTTAAGAATTTTTTCTATGGAGAAAAATTATGGATATTATTTTGAATAAAATTTATGAGTTAATGGAGAAAAAAGGGCTTAACGCTCGAAACTTTGAGATTAAAGTGGGAATTTCCAATGGTTCTATACAAAGTTGGAAAACAGGGAAAGCCGCCCCCTCTCGGCGCACGCTTGCAAGAATTTCCGAAGCGTTTGATTTGCCCGAGAATTATTTTTACACGGAGCCTGCTCCGAAAGCGACTCGTACACAATCAAGTAACTTAACATCGCAAGAGATAGAAATGCTCGCTCTGTTCAGGCAACTGACAGCAGTACAGCAAGGAAAAGTTCTCGGCTATGCCGAAGCGTTTCTCAAAAATTCCCAAAGCAATGTAGGTTAAATATTTTTTGGAGGAGTATATGGAGTGGAAGATGATACAAGGAGATTGCTCGACCTTTTAGCGGAGGCTTTACAAAAAGCCTCGTTATTGTGCGGCAAAATAATAGGAAACGACGATTTCGCAAATGAACCGATTACGCGCAAATCGCCTTTTCGTATTGTAAGTGAGGGCGGAAAGCCGTCCCCTTATCCTGACGTTAATTTCAGGTTGTTATCGGATATTCAGGCGGAGGAAAAAATGTCTGTTTATCTGCCTTTCGGGGCGGGGTCTATTCGGAAACGTTCCCGGAAAAACAAAAATAGCCGCTACACGTGGTGGGAGGGTAGATTCCAACGCCACACGGTAACGGCTAAAACTCAAAAGGAGGTTATTGAAAAATTAAAGAATATCCCTTTAAAAGAAAAGGAAAAAACGGAACGCGTCACAAAGAAAGGCTCGTCTTTTATCGAATGGGTTAATTATTGGTACGAAACATATAAAGAACCGTACTTACGCTCGAACTCGAAAAGAGGTTATATGGACGCATTTAATAAGATAAAGACAATCGCAACGCCTATGGAACAACTTACGCCCGATATTCTGCAACAATTCTTTATATCTATAAACGGCGAAAACTCACGGCGCAAAGTATTCGACGTTATTAATTCCGCTCTTCGTCAAGCGGTCATTTCGGAGAAAATACGCAAAAACCCTTGCGAACTCTTGAAACGCCCGAAAGTTAAGTCGGAGCATAAACGCGCTTTTACTGCGGAAGAACAAACGGCTATCCTTACGGCTTTACCCGAAAAGTATAGTCGGCTCTTTACCGTCCTTTGCTGTACGGGTATGCGCATAAGTGAATTTTTGGCTCTCACGCCCGACGATATAGGTGATGACGAAATACGGGTCAATAAGATGATGAACCGCGACGGTATTATTGAACACGACACGAAAAACCGCACGTCACAACGTTTTATCAATTATGACGAGAGTTTACGAGAAGAACTCGACTACTGCGTTTCGGAGAATTATACCTACAACGCTGTTAAACTCGCTTTCGGCAGAACTTTTGTAAAATTAGGCTTTACCGACGTTTCCGTTCATTCTACGCGCCATACTTTTGCCACAATGTGCCATTTAACACAAATTGACGACCTTTTAACCAAAAAATGGCTCGGTCACGCTACTTTATCGATGACAAAAGACGTTTATACGCATTTTATGAAACGCGAAAAATCGCCTTTTACTGATTATTTTGTAAAACTTAAACGCTTTGAGGGCTGATTTTTCTAAATTAGTACCCAAAGTAGTACCCAAAGTAGTACCCAAAGTTTTCCCTTTAAAATAAAAAATAGCCCGTTTACATAAGAAAACAGGCTAAAAAAAATAAGTAGTCGTTTACATAACCACTTATTTTGGTGGACGATCAGGGGCTCGAACCCTGGACACCCTGATTAAGAGGGAACAAAAAGTACTGAAAAACGCTTAAAATCTACTAAAAACTCCTGATTTTTCCGATAATAACATTTCAGTACCCAAACTTTTTTTACATCTGTTCGCTCGATTTTTTCGGGAGTGTTTCAAGGAATTGCTGAACGAAATCTACACGTCCGTTTACCGCCGGGACAAGCACCTGACGAATATATTCTATACCCGAAGAGCCGCCCGCGTACAACGACATCGAACCCCAAAAGACTTTTACGGCAGTTGACCACAAAAGCGTGTAGTCAAAAACAAAGCCTTGTGGCACGAGCGTTCCGAGGAACGTCGTAAACAACAGCATAAATACGATTTTTTTGACAAAAAAGTAAGCGAACTCTTTCGCGTTGTTCACTTCGTAATTGTCGGCAGTATTGTCGGCTATCTTTTCCGCTGTTGAAAACAATATCGCTGTTCTTATCGGGCGATAACCTTTAACGCGCTTCCAAACACTGTCCTCTTTCGCCGTCTGCAATTTAGCAAGCATACCGTTGTATTCCGACTTGTTTTTAAGGATAATCTTCTCGTACTTCGCAATAACCCACGGACGCGGATTCTTGCTTTCTTTTTCGTACTGCAATTTCGTAGCGTATTTATCTACGTTCTTTCGTGCTTTCGATTTATCCGCTTTACGCTTTATCTGCTCAACGTACATTTTGAATTTTCGCTCGGCGTTTCTTTCATCGACGAATTGTTTCAACTCTTTGTTGTGGTTGTTTTGATATATGTATCTTTTTGCCGATTCTATATCGCCTTTCATCTTGACGAGTTCGCCGTTAAGCCTTGATTCCCTGTCCCTCATTACCGAACGGAACGCCACGCACATTGCTATGTTGATAATGTTGTTAGCGATAAGCCCCGCCCAATACGAGAAAGACATCAGGAACGAAAAATCAAACCCGACTTTTACATAGTCGGATATGATACTCACCGAGAACGACGCAAGCGTGATTATGCCCATTATTATATCGAACAGAACCACGCTTCCGATATTCTTGCGTTTTTTGTCTATTTGCTCATAAGTCATTTATACCTCTCTTGCCGCAAGTACCGCAAATACGATACCGACGGCGAAACTTGCCGTTATCAGCCCCGCAAGGCTGGACAAGGTTATCATTTCCGCTTCTAACGCTTTTGCCAAAACCTGAATCATGCAGAATATCAACATCGGAATAAACGCCCGAATCAGCACTATGCAAGTCTGATATTTCTGCATTTCCTGCTTTGCCCTCTCTTTTTTCTCTAAGTCCGTTTCGATTTTATAAGCCGAAACATAGTTGTTATATTGCGCTTCCCAATTGCGAAGTTTTCGGTCGAGAATAACCTTTTTTACGCCGTAGAACACGAGCGCGATTAAGATTATGCCCGTAAGCGATATTTTGAACGCCGCCGAAGTCGGTTGCACATAGCCGTATTGATAAATAACCAATGCGACAGGCACAACCGCCACGAACAGCACTTCAAAAAGCGTAAATATCAATTTTGCGCCTTTCATACTTCACCTCACTTGCCGAGGTTGTCGAACAATCCGCCCGTTTCCCCGGTCGTTTCTTTGTCAGGCTCGGACTTTTCAAGCCGCACGACGACTTTCTCTTTTGCTTCCGCCTGCACAGTTTCATCGAGTTTCTTCGCTTCTGCGGCAAGTTCTTCGCGCTCTTCCTGTGTCAGAGTTTTTGACTTCGACAAAGCACCGCACACAAGCGCAAGCGAACGGCGCATATTCTCAACGCCTGCAAGCCCGTCCTGTAAATTCGCTTTCAGTGCCGTGCCGATAGCCATTATTTCCTTTCTCGTCATAGTTTCGAGGTCAACGGAAATATCCTTATTCGCTATATCTTCGACAACAGATTTCGCAATCGCTTTCGTATCATATTTTTTCGCAATCGCTCTGCTTATAAACCCTGCAATTATAGTGCCGCTGAGTAATGCCGACAAAACATAAATAACAAAAGGTCGGATTACTTCCCATAGTTTATCAAGCCCCTCGTCGTTCTTTTCCGCTATCAACTCGTCAACCTTTTTAATGAGTTCTTCGAGCAGTGCGTCTTTATCGACGGGCTTGTCCTCTTTCGGCTTATCCCCGGGAGTTTCGCCCGAACCGTCGCCGGGTGTTTCTTCACCCTTGTTTATATCTTCGTTTTCGCCCGAAATTTCGCCCGTAGAGCCGTTTTCGGTCTTTCCGTCCGTTTCCTCGGTTTGTCCCGTTTCTTCGGTTGCAACTTGCAAATTCGGCGTATTTTCCGCGTATGCGACGGAAATGCCCGCAGTAAAACACAAGCACACAAGGATAGCGAATATAATGGTTAATTTTTTCATTGTTTTATACCTCCGTTATTTTGTTAAAATGTCGTAGTCGGCTTCCATGTTCTCTACACGCTGAATGACGTCGTTTATCTTTGCAACGTTCTCGTCATAGAGTTTGTGGAAGTCTGCAAGGTCGTTCTTTGTTGTCTTGACTTCGTTTTCGAGTTCCGATACCTTTTGTAACGCCGACGTCAGGGCTTCCGCCATAGCATAGCACTGCGCCATTGCCGATTCCGCTTTGTCCCTCACGTCGCCCTGTCCTATTGCGTTTTCTATGCGCATAAGAAACATTTCTTTGTTGCCTACACGATAGGTTTTGATAGGCTCGCACGGAATTGCGGTTAAACCGTTCCCGTCCGCGCGATACACAACGACCTGAATCGTCTGTTCGGTGAAAAACGTTTGCGGTAGTTCGACTTCGCCGTTTGTAACCTCTCTGCGTTCGCTCACTGTTCCGTGAAAGCCGAAAAAGTACGCTTTATCGTCCGGAAGTTCAACATCTATGTAATTTTTTTCTCTTACATCGACAACAAGCGGTGCATTATCCACGATGACCGCTTGCGTATCTCTTACTGCTATTTTCATAATTTACTCCTTTTTGTTAAACACCGCACCTAATGACAACGGGCTATCCGCATATCCTGCGCCTTTTGCTTTCATTGTCACGGTATGATTACCGACAGATAAAGCATTATATTTCGTTTCATCGATAGCAATCAAGCTTGCCGCGAAATCCACTTTTGCACCATTGTTTTGAATCCATGTGTAAGCGTTACTGCTCGCCGTATGACTGTTAATTTGAAGTACACGGTAAACATCATCTGCCCAGACAAAAGGATTAGTCATATAATTGCCCTCTGTGCTTCGTGTTGCAACAACAATTTCAAGACCTCCACTTGTGACATATTTTAGTTTATGGCTTAAAAGTCTTATTTCGGTAAAAACTTCACTTGTGTTTGCCGCCAAAGAAAAATTTGTCCCGCTCAGCGTCATAGCGTCTTTACGAATTACTATATTTTCATTTAATGCCCATAATTCAGCCATAATTTCCTCCTTAAACCGTATATGCAGTTAAAACCCACGCTTTGCCCGTAGTTTTAACGACTTTCAACGTTGACGAAGCAACGTCATATGCGGCATAGCATTTGTTTTCGTCGTCGCCGCCAAGATAAGTAAATACAACGCCGTCAACGGCTATGTTCGTATTTGTAAGAATATCGGCATAATCGGATATTGAAAACTCCCCGGAAGTCCCGGAGAGTTCAACAACCTTTTGTGTGACAGCCACACGCGTTGCGCCGCTTATTATGACTTCTAACAATCCGCAGTACCCGTCATCGGCTCTTACCGAACCCTCGGACGGCGATACTGTTTTTGTTTGAAGCTTTGGCTTTACTACTATTATTCCGTCGCAATACTTATTTTCTGTTTGCAAGATTACGCCCGTCGGATTTTCCAACGGTACTTCATATTTTGCCATAAATCCTCCTGATTATGCAATATCAAATTCCACATACACGTTAGACAACTCGGTTAAATCAGTTAATTCCGTCCAAGATGAGCCGTTATTGGTTGATACTAAAACGCTTGTAATAGTACCACCGTCCGAAACAGCAAATGCGGTTCCTATGTTCATCGTGACATCACTGCTCATCATTCCACCCGAATTGTAGTACACGTGCGCGCCGGCACCGCAATCCACTTTCCAATATGCACCGCTACTTAAAACAAATTTGTAATTCTTGCCAGAAATGCTTGGACTTGCGCTATAATTATAATCCATTCGAGTGAAGGTCAACGTTGTATTATCAAAATTAAAGCCAGCTTTCGTAGCGGCTAAAAAATCGTGAATGTCGTATACGCTTCCGAATTTTGTTCCGTCTACGTATATTTCGTATTCCGTCGCGCCCGTCGATTTGCTCCACGTTATCTCGTAATTATACGCATTAACGGTCGGCGTGCTTAATTGCTTTTTCAAGCTATTCGCAAAGAAAAAGTCGTACGCCGTCTGCGGTATATATTGGTCGGAAGATATTGTAATAATTCTTGCGGTTTCAGGCTCCCAAGTCGCGCCGCCTGACATCGAATACACGGTAGTATTGTTGTACTTGATAAAATCACTGTTACCCGAAGAAAGCTTTGTGTATGTCGTGCCACCGCTCTTGAACGTGAAATTCGCTTCTATATAAGTTGAGGATAACGTCGGGTCGGTTATCCAATAATATGTGCCTGCCTCAATCTTAGCATTTGCGACTGCGTTAATAATTACAGTAACGCCCGTTTGATACGATGTAGCCGTTACATTGGATATTTGGAGCAGTCCGCTCGTAGCGTTCCACGTGTGCGAAGCACCTTGCACGTCTATCGTTTCGGGCAGTTCCGAGCCGCTATCGGCAACTATCGTGGTTGTATAAGTTTCGTTGTTGGCGATAATATTCCTCGACGGCTTTACTATGCCGATAGTGTTCCACGCAAGCTTGTATATTCCGACTGTCGCCGGGGAACTATACGCGCTGTCCGCATATTTTCCAACAGAATTGGTGCTTTTTACGACATAATTATGTGACCCTATACTTAGACTTTCCGTTGAGGAAATTGCATACTGCGGAGAACTGTCGTCCCTTGTTACGCTACCCAACTTTGTGTAAACGCCTTGTGTGGTTTCTTCATAAATGTCTGCTCCCGTAGCGTTACTATCCGTGTAATCCCAAGACAAAACTTCGTCTGAACCTTGCGCTTGAATTTGTACGTTTGCAGGTGTGGTTAAACTGTATACTGTATAAACAACAGTATTGCTCGGTACGCTGTCGGAGAAGTAATCAGCCTTTGCTACGACTGTAATATTGTGTTCACCGGCACCCATTGTTTTGCCATACGGGTTGATATCAAAGTTTGTATATGTCGTTGTCGCAATTACAGTCGCCCCGTCACGAATATCGTAAGAAGTAGCATTGCTCACTGCGCTCCACGATATAATCCCGTCAGAAGTAATTTGTATAACTGGCGCGGAAAGCTTTTTCTGCATGGCATTGTTAAACCATTCTAAGAAATCAGCACTTACATGCGCCGTCGATGTTACTGTGATAGTCCGAGCAGTTGTATTCCAAGTCGTGCCGTTATACACTTGCTCGTTTGTATCGCCGTTCTTAAATACAATCGCCCCGTTTTGTTGTGCGACTATTGCCGTATAAGTATTCGTTGTGCCAGCAGAAGCATAGGTGAAGTTCACCGTTTCTTCGAGAGTTTCTTTTATAGCGGTAATTTTCGCCGCAAACTGATAACTGCCCGCCTCTATCGTCGCGCTCGTATCTTTTACGCCGCTTGCCGTTATCGTGACTTCTGCGCTCGTCGGTTGAGATATGACAAGTACTCCGTTTGTATAAGAGTTCTGTTGCGCCGTATCTACCGTTACGCTTGTCGGCAAAACATAGCCGAACGCCCTTTCAAACGTTATCGTTGCAGGCGTGTTTGTTGTAAAGTACGTGGGCGCGTCTTTTACGCTTATATTGCTTAATGTGTATTTCAAAGAAGCTTTTACCCATTGTACGATATTGCTGTTCGGGCTTTCAAGAATATCCGCATATGCTGTTACATACAATGTATAATTTCCGACAGCCATATTAAGCAAGTTGTATTCTGTTGCGCTTTGTTCGGCTATCATCTCCCATTCGGAAGAAGATACTTGCTTATATATCCTGTAACCCTCCGCGCCCTCAACCGCCGACCACATAAGCGTGTTGCTCGCTACGGAAACCGTCGGGGGGTATAGCCCTGCAAAAAACTCGCCGTTGTATGTCGGCATAGCTCCATATGTTTTTGACCCGGTTTTATCAAAAAACACCTTGCCTTGCCGTACATCTGCCGCTTCCGCCGTGACTTGCCCAAAATCCGTACCCGGTACTTTTACGTTTGCAACAACGTGGCTTAATGTTTTGCCCGAATCGGGGAAAATATATACCGTCTTATTGTTCTCGGTAATATCTACCGTCTTAACCTGCGTTTCGGCTTTCGGCACGTTGACAGTCACTTTTGAGAAAAAAACCCCGTCCCCCGGTATATATTCTCCGTTCGCGGTAATAGTTTTCTCTTCTGCCGGTACGGCATTTACCTTAACACGAGTAAGGTATTTACCCGTAGTCGGCAAAACATAAAACTCCGTTGCGGCAGGCGTAACGGTTTTTTCTTCCGTTAATACAGGCTCAACGGTAACTTGGCTTAAAGCCGTATATCCGGGGTCTGCGCGGACTTGCTGTTGTTCCACCGACGGGCTTACCGTTTTTTCTTGCAAAACAATTTCGCTCCCCTCGACATTGGTTATTACAGTTACTTGCGATAATGTTTTCCCCGTATCAGGCTTGACAGTTTGCGTGCCGTTTGCCGTGACGTTTATCGTCTTTGCCTGTTCGGGTTTATTGCCGCCCTCGACATTGGTTTCTATAATAACGTCGCCTAAAATCTTGCCGTTATCAGGTCTTATGGTTTGCGTGCCGTTCTCGGTTATAGAAACGTTCTTATCCTGCTTTTCGGGTATATTATCTGCTATGTTTTTAACAAGCATTTTTGCGCCCGAATCGTTAAGACCTCGTACCTTATCCGCTATTCTTCGGAGCGTTGTATCTTTGATTATCCAATCTGCCATTTATGCCTCCTTATACGCTTTGAGTTTCCGCAAGCGGCAACGACACGCTTATTTCTTGCCCGGTTATATTTATGCCATAGCCTGCCGTGTATGGTTCAGCATAGGTTTTAAGCTCGAAAGTTTTACGAGAATAAGCCGAACCGTTATTGTATGAATAACCGTAGATAAATGTCGGATTACTCGGCATTCCTCCCGTACTGTCCCTGTTTGGAGCGTTCATTGCGATAAACGTTGCGTTCTTGCCCGTTTTGTTGTCTACCCACACGAGCATATCTTCGTTTTTGTCCCACAACGCGTCTGTGGTGCTTAAAAATTTAAGTCTTATCAGCCCTCCGACAAGTAGTTTGTAATAACCCGTGCCGAGCGTCCACATGTTCTCAACGCCTGAAATTGCTTTGACGGAATGTTTTGACATATCCGACACTACCGAATTGAGAGTAGCAATGCCGTTCAAAAGAGCCGTCCACGTTTCGTCCGAGGGTATGTCTTTGCCGACCTGCGGAATGGTTACCGCGCCTCGAAGCACGTTCATTTCTATCGGGTCAACAGAAAACTCTTGCGCCGTTTCTGCCGCGCCTGTAATAGACGTAAAGTCTTGGTTCGGGTCTGCGTACGGTATGGATATCCAAAGTTGTATCAGCAGTTTACCCGAAACACCCGAAAAAATATTGCTCTTTACGTTCAGCGAATACACATAGTAATCCACTTCGTCAGGAACTTTTGCCGGGTTCATAAACAACGGATATTTTTGCGTTATCGTTTCATCGGGCAATTGAAACGAAGCCGCAATTCCGACCGCAGGCGGAGCGACGACAAGCAGTCTGCCGAGTGCCGCGTCACCCTGCGTTATGGTCATATCGCTCGTCGCTATCGGACGGTAATTTTGGTCAAGTACTATAAGCATATCAATCCTCCGGTATATCTATTCCGCAGAGTTCCGAGGCTAACTCCGTGAATTTGATAATGTGGTTAAACTCGTCGCCGATAATCTCCGTATACTCGTCCTCGATTTCGCTTGTATCGGGTTGCTCGGCTAATCGCGCAAGGTATTCCGCTATCGTGTCCGCTTCGTCACGCGCTCCGCGAATCGCCAGTATTGCCTGTGCTATCTTCTCTTTGTCCATATTTTTACCTCCATGTAAAGATTGATAATTCTACGTTTACTGTATCTGGATGATAGGTTTTCCCGACCACATGCCATATACCGTTTTCGTCTTGTTTTGCCGAAAATTTATCCGTACTTATCCAAACGCTATTGTCATATGCGGTGGTGTAATCTACCGCAAACATTTTGCCGGCACTTGTAGGAGTGACCGAAACGATTGCAGTAGTTTTTTGCAAATAGGCGGGCTGTAAATAGTCGTGTGTCATTGTTATTTGCAAGCCCTCAAATATGTTTTCATTTACAATATAAGTTTTGTTTTCACCGAAAATAACTTCTCCGTTTTTAACCAATGCCCACGATTTTATATCGCCGTAATTATCCGTAAGTACAAACGGCTTGAAAAAAGCCCTGCGCCCGTCAGCGGATATATCAAAGCCCGGGAAGCTTATGCGAAAGCTTTGTGAAATATCATATATGCTCTCGAATTTATTCAACCGTTTTTTGCTTATCCACAACCATATTGCCGAATCGTCATATCCGTTCACGAGCGAGCAGTACTTTGCAAATCCGCTTCCGATAATAATACTTCGGCGATTGCTTACAAAATCTATTTGGTAGTTTACCCCTAAACTTTCCGTCGAACCTTTCTTAACCCATAACGGATTATTTCCCGTAGTTATAAGCGGCGACCCGTCGGGCTGTAAAAATTTAGTACTCGGCAACGAACTTGCAAGGTCGAACTCATGGTCTGCAAGCGGAGTGCCTCCGGTATAATAATCAAGCCGTAATTTTTCAATATCACCGAGAGCGTCGGTATATTGAACTCCTTGTTGGAAATAGCCTTTGGCTTTATTATCAATCATAAGTGCCGAATCGCCGGCAGAATAGTTATCGGCATATTTGGTTAAAAACACTGCGGCGTTACCGGAAGCGACTGCTTGGACAGCCAATGCACGCTTACCGCATGTCTTATCGTTTTTGCTTAAACCCTCAAAAATTGCCAAAGTCAAACTTTTATCTGATTCGTCAGGGCTATTTATAAACTTTACAACATTACTAATGGAAGCAAGCGCGTCACCGTATACAGAAGCATTGTCGCCGATTATACAGTAATCACGATATGAAACCGTGCTTTCATATGCCGCCTTTTCGCTTATTTCGTACTGTCGCTTTTGCCTATTGAGCGAAACGTAAGCCGAATATCTGTTGAAGTCTTGCGAAAGCGCAAGTGTTATTTTTGTCGTTTGCGGATGTATCTCGACGGCAACGGTAGAAATGTAATAATCGTCGTCGTAAAGCGTGCCGACTTTCGGGATAATAGGAAGCCCTTGCTTTACCACCGTTACAGTCTTATCTACATTACCCAAACGAGCGACAACGCCTTTGAGATTTTCTCCGTAGTATCTACTTTCGACAACGTTCTGCCCTTGATTATACGCCGTAGTGAAATGCTTCTTCGCCACAATAAGCGACTTATTCTGCTGAACTCTCGCCGGCATAAACGCCTGATAGGTTATGCGGAATTGCATTTTCGGGTATAATGAAATATTCGGATTGCTTCCCATAACAGCTGTAAGTATATTAACTATGGAATATTTCTCAAAGACAGGAGAAATTGCATTTTCTTCTTTGAAATTAAAACCTTTTATTCCTCGTCCGCCTCTTGTGTAATACAAAGCATACGCTTTTGCATATGGGTATGCGTCCTCATACGATGACATCTGATTATAATCTGCCGTTTCAAAAACATAAGGCGTGATATCCCAAAATTTGTTGTTTGTGTCGTCGTAATACTCAAACTTCTCAACGCTGTTTACCGCGAATTTCGTTGGGAATATCATATTATCTTCGGTTACTCGCGCATACATCGTTTCGCAACGCATAGACAGTGCCGCACCCGCAAAAGGCTCTACAAACACGCCCTTTGCATATCCGAGTGAATTAACAAGATTTCCCACACTACTGTCGATATTTGTAGTGTATCTGTCAAGAGTGCGCGATACTTCCTTTGCCGCGTATACGCTGTACGGCTCGGTCTGCTCCGAACTACCGTACATATCGTAGTAAATCTCGTGTCCTTTTAATCTCGGCTCACCGTGTATATATTGTCCTACGCCTTGCAATATCTCGCGCAAATTGGATTGCGTGAACTGAAATTCGGGAACTGCAATTTTTTCAAACTCTGCGGCTTGCGTTGGATTGAGCCAAAAACGAGGGCAATCACCCACACGGAGCGGTTCAGCTAAAATCAAAGCCCGCTCTATTACCGAACGAGCAGTCCAAGCTTTCGGTAAAGCGGCTGTATCAACAACTGTTAGCGCATAGGTATAAGCACACGATATTATCTTTGCTGTCGAGGATGTAGTGCCGTTGTTTACGCTTCCATATAGGTTATAAACGAGATTTACCATACCCAACGACAAATCGACGGTTATTGTGCCGAGCTTAGTTACATCTATATCCGTATCGGTTCTTGAATCAAAGACAATTTCGCCGCCTTGCTCTACCAAGATGTAATTTTTTTGATAATCCTCGACCGGTGCAACCGCTTTATCGTATAGTGTAATTGCATAATCGTTTTTTTGCGTTAAAATTTGTCTGCAAGTCGGAATTTGGACTACCGTTTCAAGAAACGGTGACCCGATGTCAGCAACATTGTAATATCGAATTGAACCGCTTGCCGTTCCCGACGCTGTATCTCCGCTATATGCTCGCAATGTTGGTGATTTCAAAATCGGGGTGTAATAATTATTGAGAGTGTTTACATAGCCGTGCGACCGAACGTAAAATCCCTCCAAATACTTTGTTTCTTCTATCAGATACAACGTATGATTGTACTTTCCGCTTCCCGGCGGGATTTCGTGCGCCTCATCGTTTGCGACTAACATATTATGCGTTATAACTCTTGTTTCGTCGCTATCGTTCCATACTTTTACAACGACATCGAGAAGCGGTTCAAAGTTGTCTATCGGCACGCGCATAAGTTCGAGTGCCGCTTCGTCGAGTTGTTCATCTAAAAGCGCACTCCACTTAAAAGGAAACGGCACGTGATTTGTATAATCCGTGCCGTCAATTAAGACCTTTAATCTGTTGAATTTTAGTAGTTCCATTCTTTTCTCCTATTAAAAAAGCAAGCCTTTCGGCTTGCTGTATTTTTAATTTTGCTTCTTTTCAGATATTCTCGCAATTACTATTTCTATAACCCCGAATATAAGCACTACGACTAACCCAATTTGTGTCCAAATAGCGGTTTTGTTTATATATTTAGTATCATTTATGACAAGCTTATAGGGACTTATTCGCCCTTTGCCAGATTCATATGTCCCGAATTTAATTTCATTTGCTTGTTTTGTGTAAAAATCGTTGCTCGATGAAATTTTATTGTTTTCGGTGCGAAATATATGCTCTTCCTTATATGTATTTTCATAAAAGGTATAAGAAACATAGCTAAAATACTCGGTTTCATCCACAGCAACATACGGTGAGCCTTTGAATATCCCCACAGTATTCATGGCAATAGTGCCGCCTATCGCTATTATTATCACAATAACGCCTGAAATTACCCTCTTTTTCATACTTGCTTTTCTCCTTTTATAAAATAAATTATAGCATATAAATACAACATATTTTGCTATCAGTCAAGCGTTTTAGCCCTGTTTTTCGTTTTTTCTTAAAATTTCGTTGTATGCGTCATCAAAATCGGGTAATTCTTCGTAAAATGTCGGCTTTTCTTCCGTTTTTACGAAGTTTTTGTGCGTGATTGCGTTTTTGTAGAAAAGAAGTCGTTCGGAGTACACGATACACACGCCTGCAAGTGTTCCAAGACACAGAACACCGTAGGATATTTCGGCGATAATGTCGCCCGTGAGCGTGTTGCCCCAAATATTCATCATCGTTTGTTTATCTCTTTCGACGTTGGCAAGTCCGCAGGTGTTGAGTTTAGCCCACGAGTTATACTCTTGCTTTGTTTGTTTCGCTCTACCGCCTTGCGGGAATAAACATATAGCGCACATAGCACCTACGCATAGCAGTATTATAGCGGTAGTTTTCGGAAAAAGTATTTTCGGGAATATGGTTATTATTTCGACACATATTAAAGCAAATTCGCCCACAACGAGCAATGCAAGCACAACGCTTTGCATTACCCATTTAGTTTTATATTTGCCAAGCCAAGCGTTCATCTTTTCTTCGTCCTGAACAACGCCGTTTGCAACGTCCTGTTCATATGCCTCATTTCGCCATTCGTACTCGTACTTGTAGTCCTTGACTATTTGTATTTGCCATAGTATCGGGAATATCATCAGCGCAATAACGACGGCAAACAGAATTATCAAAGATTTTTTCTTCATTACCCTTTTCTCCTTTTATCTTCCGCCGTTTATGTAAGCAAGCGAATCGCCGCTCCGCGTTCTCGCAAAGCCGAGCGAAACGTTTTCCAAATTCTTTTGAAGATTGAACCTGTCTATTTTCTGTCCTATGCTTATGCTCGTTTCAACAACGGTATAAGCCGCCGCGGCAATCGCTCCGTACACTCCGCCGACCTTTGCCCCGATGACTATATTCGTAATAGCACTGCTCGTTTGTCCTAAAATATCGTAGGTGAACTGCATGCGCTGTTGACGTTCGTTCTCGCCCGTTCTTAAACTAACGGTAGATATTTCGTAAGATATAGCGCGTTTAGCGTAGTTCGCTACGCGTTTAAGCGACATCCAATTGAAAGCGACTTCGCCTTTATCGGGCGCGGAATTGTCGTTCTTCGTGTCCTTGCCGTCGTTTTGCTCCCCCGCTATCGGAGAGCCTTGCCCCGTCGTTTTGTCGTATATGGTTATTGTGTATTCTCTGCCGTCCGCCATATCACGCCCCCTCCGAAACATTCGGCTCGAAGTATTCCAACAGGTTTATTTCCATACCGACGTTGTTTATCTGTTGCGCCGTTATGCTTCCCACGTCGAATATCATTCGTTTTTTGTTCTCTTTTACGACGGTGTTGCCGGATGTGTCGGTCGTAGTAAGTTCGCTGAACTTAATCACGACGTCATACACCTTTTCGGTGCCGTTTATCACATAATCGGCGTGTTCTTTGGTAAGGTTATTGTTGGTAAGCGCAGGCACCGTCACGGTCACTTGTAGTGCCGTAGTCGAGTGCCACGACTTCGCTACGCCGTTCGTATTGCTGAACGCGCCGCCGTCGGTCACGGGTACTCGCGTTAATACAAGGCTCGTGAACGGAATCGGCTGTCCCTCAAACATTACCGTCTGATTCTGACTGTTTACGCCGTTCTGCACAATCGAGAAATTGCACACCCAATTATAGTCAATGCTGTCGCCGTAATTCTGCCGTACTTCTCTCGAACCCGCTTCGGGCTGTGAGCCGTACATAGTCACGGTGTAAGTCTGTTCATTGCCCTTGTCATCTGTAACGGTATCGTCGAACACGACGGGCGTACTCATATATGTTGCTATTGCTTCGCGGATATATCTCACGCTTTCGTCAAAGCCTTTGCTTTTATCGATACGCACGCACACCGACACACCCACCGTTTGCGTTGCAACAATTATGCCATTAACAGGCGTAATTGTCGAAGATATAATGTCTGCTTCGCCGTCTACACGCTGTATGACGATATTCGAGCGCGGCTTTCTTATCGACGGTACATAGCTGCCGCCGTCGCCCATTATCACAAACTCTACGTTTTCGGGCGCAAGCGCGTTTAAATCCCTTGTCAATCTCTCTGCTATTGTCTGTATCGAAATCATCTTATTCTCCTTATTGACCCCGGTCTTACTCTGAATTGTCTGCCGATGTTCTTTGCAACGACATAAGTTGCACGACCGAACCAACCCTCATTCGGGTTCTTTTTTCCTTTCCATTTCGGCGAAATCCACTTTTCATTGGTGTACGGCACATACGGTGCAACGTTTTCATCAACGTAAATATTGCACGTCCTGTCGTCGGTGAACTCTATCTTCGACGCATTAAATGCCATATTGCCCGTCGAGCATTTACACCTATGTCCGTACTTGTTTATATAATATCCGCTTCCTCTCGTTTTCGGATTGGGTACATAGTCCTGAAAAGCGGAAAATGCCGTGTTGCAACTTTTTTGGAATTGTTCCCTTGTCATTCACGTTTTTCTCCTTAAAACCCGTTACGGGCTGATTTTCGGCGTTATTTCGGTATATTCTTTAACGGATTGTCCACCGCAACGAGCGACAAGACGTATTCCGTTGCAGGATTGCTCTTTATAATGCGTAAAACGTTAGGATTATGTTTTGTCAATCTCGAAGTATAGTCTACAACCTGCCAATCGGTGCCGTCTTGTAATTCGACGAAACCGAGCGTGTCCCAGCCCATATCCCACGTCGTATGAATAATCATATTCGACCTTGCGGACATAACGTTTTTGATAAGCATGTTATACGCCGTTGTTTTATCGCTTTCTATGCCGTACTCAAAATACGCTTCGGGCGCGGATTCGCTGTTTTTGTAATACCCGACCAAAAACTCTTTTTTGCGGTCGTGCGCGAGAAAATCCGTTATATCCATATCAGTAATGCCCCACTTCGTAAGTCGGAATATAGGTCAAGAATCCGCGATATATGCGGTAAAGCACCGACTTGCCCGTTTCGTCTATCGGCTGTAAAAGCGCGTTATAAGTGGTTTGGGAAACCTGCTCTTTCTCTTTTTCGCCGTAAGTTACAAGGTCAAGAAGTTGATTGCTCATTGCTTCGAGCAGGACTTTACGCGCCGACGGACTTTTTGCAAGGATATACTCCATAAGTTGCTTGTCCTGATGAGCGTATATTGCCGAATAAATCTTGAAAGAAATTCGGTTGTCCAAAAGCACGTTTATAGCCGTAGTTGTGTTGACCGTACGTTTGCCGCCCATTTTCTCGTATAAGTCTATGCCGAGATTGTTAAGAACGTACTGCGGCGTGAGTATGTATCTGTGTTTGGTGTAGTCGTACACCATTGCGTCGTCGCTGAGCGGATATGTAGTATCTAACATAATAAACCTCCGTGTGTTGTTGCCGTTTTGCCGAGTTGCACGGCTATACTCTTAACGGCATAAGAGCGACGGGAATTGAGGGAAACCGCCGCTCCTTTAATAGGGGAAAATGGAGAGTAATTACTCGCCGAACGTGTTAAGCTTGTGCATTGTGTCATCTCCCCACCCGGGGTAGTAGCCGGGCAGTGACCGCTGGTCGGTCGAACCTAATGTTTTAAGCATAACAAATTCGTCGGATAATTTGTCGAGTGTTTGTTCGGCAGGCGCACCGTTCGCGTCGCGCGTGTACACTATTCTGCCGAGCGTTTTGTAAGTCTTACCCGATACCGGGTGAGTAACTTCCGGAGTAACCAAGTCGCCCGTTCTGAGCGTTTCTTTGCCTAAATAGTTATAGACTTTCCCGCTCCCGTTATGCCCGTAAAGCACACCGACGAGCCGACTTGTATCTTCTCCGAAAAGGTTTAACTTACGCAAGGGTCTGAGTTCCGTCTGCCTTAGAGGTCAAAGTGGAAGCCTGTGCGACCTTGTTGTCGTTGTCGTACGAGAGGTTGGGCAGAACCATATTGATTGCTTTGAGAATAGCAACGATAGTGGTTTTTGCGTTGTCCACGTTGGAAGTGGCACCCGTCCACTCGGTACCGGACACGACGCATTTAAGAGCGGTACCGGAAAGGCAACGAACGCCCATATTGACCTTAGGCTGAATAATGACGCCCTGAGTATCGGGGTCGTCTACGGTTTTGAACGAAGTGGGACGCAGTCCGCGAATGGTTGCGTTTGCAGGCGCAATCATCGCCTGAATATCGTTGAGATATCCTATAACGGTTGCGTCATCGGTCGCGTCAAGTCCCAAGTAATACCAAGTGGCATTTTTGACCTGCTGGCTTACTTCGTACAGAGGCATACCGTCGAGCCAACCGACATAGCCTTTCTGGAAGTCCGCAACGGTCTTTTTCTCGGAAGTGAACGCGTTCATTCCGCCGCCTGCAAGCATACGGGTTGCAACGTCGGAAGCAGACATCGAAGCGGTTTCGGAAAGGTCTACAAGGTAAATCGGGTCGAACAGGAACGCCTGTCTTGCGTCTGCCGGGAAGTAGTCGGCGTACAGTTTGCTGTCGCCTTTGCTTACTTTTGCGTTGGAAATCTTGAACGCACGGATTGCGCCCGTTCTGTTGGTCGAATCGTAAGTGTACTTTTCGAGTGCCGCTTTGACTTCTGCATCGGTAATATCCGTCGCCGCCGCCGAAGAGCCTTTTGCATAAGCCGCCGCGAACGATTCGGTGAAGAACGCAAACAGCTGTGCCGCGAACGTATAACCGTTTACGTTGATAGCGATATCCTGTTCAATCTGTTCACGGCAAATCTGCTCGAACGATTCGTCGAGGCTCGCCGCTCCGGTCATTTCGATTTCATCCTCGGAAACGGCAATGTTGAAGTCGTATCTTTTGAGGATATCGATAGTGAAACGTCTTGACAGAACGTGATTGCGCTGTTTGTTTTCATTGGGCGCGTTGTTGGTGTTAGCCCATTCGCCGTTGGAGCTTGCGCCGCGCATACGGAATCTGCCGCCGATAGGAATCGGGACGAAAATATCAATCATTGCGGCTTTGGTCTGGTCGGGGGTAATAAATCTGTCGGTAATACCGAATCCGTCCTTGTGGGTGATATCCTGATACAGATTCTTGTAAACGGTTTTAGAAGTCTTTCTCGATACTTGCTGGTTGCTAAGGTTAAAAAGTGACATATTTTTTATTCTCCTGAAAAATTATTTGTGCATTTTCAATCCGTCGCAATCGTCATACAGGCAGTTATGTTTAACCGCTCCGCCGATTTTGGACGAATACCCGAACGCACCCTCGGTTTTTGCCTTTAACTTCTGATTTTCAGCCTGTAACGCAAGTATTTTTGCGTTCAAGCCGTCAATAATAGCCTCGTAATCGGCAGGCATGTCCGATTCTTCTACGGCAGGTTCGTTGCGCATTTCGGGAATGTCGCCCTCGACCTCTTCGGTTTCTTCGGTTTCTTCGGGAGGGGTTTCCGCTATCGCTTCGGTTTCTCCGTCGCCCGTGTCGTCGCCCTCGTCCGCTTCAACGCCTTTCTGCATAACCGGTTCTTCTTCCGTTTCGGGAGCTTCCGTTCCGACCTCTTCGGTTTCCTCTTCTTCGGTAACTTCTTCGGTTTCTTCCTCAGGCTCCGTATTTTCGCCATTTTCGGGCGTTTCTTCTTCTGCGGTCGTTTCCTCGGTTGCTTGCGTTTCGTCGGTTGCAACTTCCTTTTCTGCGCTGTTTTCGCCGTTTCCGTCCGTTTCGGCTTCTTCCTTAACTTCGTCCTTGACTTCCGTTTCCTGTACGGGGTCTGCGACCTTGTTTTCAGGTTCTTCCTTAACTTCGGGAGCGGTTACGGTTTCCTCGCCGAGTGCGCTTTTAAGTTCGCTCTTTACCTCGGGAGGTGCTTTTTTCAGTTCGGCAATCAATTTATCCAACATTGATTTTATCAGTGCCATTAGCCAGCCCTCCTTGTGCTGTTTTATTTAACGTCGCATTTGTGTTTTGGGTCGTCGGTTTTGGGTTCTCCGCCGCTCCGCTCTCTTGCGGTAAACCGCCGCCCATTGGCATTTGCGCTTTGTTACTGTGAGAAATAATAAATTCTTCGAGGTCTTTTGTTTCCCTGTACGAGTTAGTGCCGAGTATCTTTTCGGCAAGCATACGAGCGGTTACCTTTCCGCCGTCGTACAATTCTGCGTACTGCTGTATCTCTTCCGCCTGTATCTCTTGGCTTACGGGCATAATGCGCATTTCGGGAGCCTCGACCCCGTAATAATGAAAATAGATATCAATCAAGTCCTGCAAGGGCTGTGATATGATACCTATCTTGTCTTTGATGAACGTTTCGGTGTTGCTTCGTCCCGCTTTGATTTCCGTAGCGGATTTCTGTGTCGTGCCGTCGGATAGCCAACTTGCTATCGTAGTACTCGATAACCCGAGTGCCGCCGCCGTGTCGTTCAAAATATTCTGTTTTTGCGTTTTTATCTCGTCCGCTCGTAGTTCGGGCTGTATCGGGAGCGGCTTGCCGTCTTTCTCGCCGTTAAGTAAATTCTCGTAGTAATTGAAGATTATCGGGTCAAGCGCACGCCGTCTTTCTTCGGGGTCGTTCGGATTGCTGTTGCAGTCGTCCATCATTACCCTTGCGCGTGCCGTATATACTTCCACACGCTCGAAGAATTTTAACTGCTCGTACTGATACAGTTCGTTTTGCAGAAAGTCCGCAAGCGGCATACCGAACGGCATTTTCGGAAAAGACGGAATATTACGAGTGAATTTTATCAGCCTTACGCCTAAATCGTCGTCGAACGGCAACAGCGTGCAATTCTGCCACATTGTTGCGTACTGCCTTGACGAATCATTCGTCATCGTGTATGCGTCATCGGTATCGAGCGTTATGTCGCCGTAATCGCGTTTAAGGATGTTACGCACTTCGCCCGGAACGTTTGCCCAACGCACGGGGTCTGTCGGAACAGCGTCGTATGTAATATTCGTCGTGGTCTGATAAACCGTATAATGCACCATTGGGAAACGCTTTTTAACGCCTGCTATGGTCGTATACTTGAAGAACCGCTCCTCGCATAAGTGATACTCTGTCGTCGCCGATTCAGTGTCGTGATAAGTCGCTATAAAGCACTTAACGCGCTCTATATCTCCGTAGCCGTCTACTTCGATGAAGAACTTGTCCATTGGTATTGCTTCAAATCGCAAATCACCGTTACCGTCGCGATTGAGCTTTAACAGTCCCGTACCGCCTGCCTCGCAGAAATCGTACGCTTCGACTTTTGCATTGTCGAAATTGCTCTTTTTCTTGAACTTCGTATCGATTATGTTGTTCGTGTCGGGATTGTACGAGTTAAGCACGACGGGATTCGAGAACAAAAGGCTCTTTATTCCGTTGCCTATCTTCTGCAAGAATTTTGTCGGTATAACGCCGTATTCGAGATTGTGGAAACCCTCTATCCAGCCCGTATACATTCCGACAAGCGGCTTAATATACGAAGCGTAAAAAGTGTAATAACGCGGAGCGGCAAGCAGGTACGTGTTTGAATACTGCACGACCTTGAAACTGTCTGCGGATAGTTCGCTCCCAACTCCAAGCGGCATAAAATTTTTATCGTCTATAATTTCCATAAGCACCTCAGATTATCAACTCTTTCAGGTACGAGAGAAAGAGCGGGTTTTTCTTTATGTCGTCTATACTCTCGACTTCCGCGTCAAACTCGGGGTGTTTCTTCCAGATACGGTCTAACCGCTCCCCGATATAGATTTCTTCCGAGTGTTTCTCCAATATCTCACCTATCTTGATATTGACCACTTCGGTTATCTTTCTGCAACGTCTTTCAGATATAGCACGCTTATTCGTTCGCACAAGCTCCAAATGCGGATAGAACTCTATGCTTATTCCCGGGTATGCTTTTTCTACCCATTCGCGTATCTCTTTCTCCGCACGCGTGTATGCTATGTCGCCGTTTAAAAACTCTCTTAATCTCATTACAGTTCTCCATATTTCAGTTTTTCGAGGAACGCTTCCGCTCCGTTGTCCGCGTCGTAAATAGCGCGTCTTTCCGGGAACGACAAACGATACGGGTTCGCAAGCACTGTCATAACAGCGTACTGTAATGCGTCCGTGCAGTCGTTCGGAATGGTCGGGTCTATCTTCTTGTTATCCAAGTACCGCAACGCTTTTATCTGTTTGACAAGCATAGCGTTTGAATATTTCGGCGAATACCTGTCTACGTTCACGACTTGCAATATCCCGTTCGCAAACGCCGTGTTTACTTCGTCCAATTGTTCCTCTTTCTCGCCTTTGGTTGTGTAAGGCTTTAATAACACGTTTCTCCAACGCATAAAATTGCGGTCTGTTCGTTTCATAACCGCCATTTGTCTATACATACCGCTCGCGCAGTCGAACACCATTATTATCGGTATAGCACGTTCGGGGTTGAAGTGCGCTTGTATATAGTCGAGATATTCCGCTACGATAGCGCACCGCTCCGTTAATGCAGGCTTTACGGGCAATTCCTTGCAAGAGATATACAATCCCTCGTTGACTTTCATCATTCCGTTTCTTTGCACCATAACGGATTCGCCCGCTACTGCGTCCTTACTTTCCGCGTCGTCTATGCCGATAACGATAGAGTGAAGCATATCGCCCGTTTTTTGCGGAGCGGCAAGCAACTCTTCTCTCGGTATATAATGTTCTCTTTCGATAAACGAATGGAACGTTTGTTCCCAACCTGCCACATCGAGGTCGCCTAAGTATATTTGAGCGTACGACACGGGGTCGGTTTTTCTCATCATCTCGATTTCGTGTATGAGCGCGTCGGGAAGCCACGCTATGATATCGAGATATGTCGGTTTTATAACCGTCCACTCGTCATCTTCCGACTTGACTTTGTAGTAGTCATCAAACCACATCGCCGCACGGTCGGGGTTCCCTGCGAGGATAACCTTGCTATGCCCTGCTTTCATCTGTCGCAAGAACGTGGATAAACAGTTATCCAAAATGCCCTTGTTGTGTAACTTCTGTACTTCGTCCATTACGAACAACGAAACAGGACGTATGAGTTTCTTCGACTTCGTTGCGTTCACGTTGTCTAACTTATTCGTCTGAACAGCATACGAGCGTATCTGATTGCGCGCACCTTTCATATAGCACGATTTGGCACTGAATATCCAATCGTCCGCAAGGTTCTCGCTTTCAAGGAAAGACTGAAACTCGCTCAATACGCCATCGCCCGCGTTTGTAAGACTGTCTACGCCTATTGCCACGTCATAATCGGGAAAGTTAATATAATACAGCCATAAGATACGACCTAACGCCGACGATTTGCCGCACGCTCTCGGCGCATACCATAAGTTTTTGCAACATTTCGGCGTGGACATATCGAACGCAGGTTCATATACGTCCGCAATCTCAACTTTCATCGCTGACGGTCGGACTTTGCTCTCCGACTATTTTCGGGTCGCTTTCCGTTTTAGAACGCTTGCTCTTGTCTACAAACTCTATTTCCACCTTACGGAGCGGCTCTTCTTCCGCACCAACAACTTTGGTGGACGGATTCTCCCCGATAATATCACGCAGGTATTCAAGGCACTTTCTGTCGCCTTTCAAAGCTCCCGCTGTTACTTGCGCACACCACATCGCATAGCCGTCACCGCTTGTGAACTCGTCCGTTACGGGATTGTTGAATTTGAACTGCTCTTTAAGAAGCAATTTCATCGTTTCTCTTAGCGTTTTTTTCTCTTTACGAACCTTTACCGAAGCAATACCGCCCTTTGAGCCTCTTTCTCGTGCTACTTCTGTGCTTAATGGCTGTCCCAACCATTCGGCTCTGTACCGCTCCTTCGGCTCTGAATTTTTCTTTTTAGACATAATCTCACTCCTTATCTTCGTTCTTGTATAAATCCCATATAATTAAACGGTCTTGAAGCGTTCCTGCATACGCTTGCATATGTTTGAGCTGTTGTTTCATAAGTTCTCGCATTTCAGGCGTTACGACGCGTTCCGGTATCTTTCTGCCGTATAGAAAGCAAGTCAATTTAAGTATCTTTTCGTGTAACTCGTCTAACTCTTGCTCTACGCGCTCTTTCGCTGTATTTGGATAGACTTTCTCCTTTAACTCTTCTTCCGGCTCTCGCATACTCGGGTTTGCACTCATCATGCATTCCATATCTTCGCGTGTTAAATTTGTTACCATAATTTTTTACTCCTTATAAACGTATTTATGAGTTAATTGCTCATACTCTGTTAAGTCTTTGATTGCGTATCTTGCATAACCTTTGTCATCAAGATACAAATAGCCGTTTGCGTTGATTTTGAAAGCTCCGCCTTTTGTTTCTTGTATATCGTACCAATGCCGGTCGTTTGCGGTTTTATTGTCTATTGATACAAAAAAGCGTTTGCCGTTGATATCTGCCGTAAAGTAATAGCCAATACCGTATTTAGACGGATTGACCCACACTTCTTTTAAGCTGTACGGTTTTACGGCTTTCCATTTATCTTTGTGTATTCTTGCATGAGTTTCATTGTTTTGAACTACTGAATACATTGTTTCTTTCTTCGGTGCTTCGTTTTGTACCGCTTCCTTTTGAGGTTGCTTGTCCGGTTGCGTATCGGTTGTCTTGTCTTTCTTCAAATTGTCGTAAAACTCTTTGTATTCCTTTTCTACTTCTCCGATATGCCCGGCGTTCTTCAAAGCCTCCCACGCGTCACGAGGTGTCCAGCCTTTTTGTGTGGCTATTCCCTTTTGTTCGCATAACGCAAACGGCAAACGGTACTTATTCGCGGTTTCGTGCGTTTCTTCACTTTCGCCCGCTCCGTCCATTAAGCCGACTTTCTTAAATTCATCCATAGGCTTCTCCAAATAAAAAAACAACCTCTTTTTTGAGATTGTTTTATTTTTTAAATTTTTTTAGATTTTTATTAAAAAATGCTTGACAAATATATTCCAATGGTATATAATATAGACAAATAAACAAAAAGGACGAATAAATCGTCCGAGGAGTAATTTATGAAGTATTATGAAGTTGTTGAAATGAGAACAGGCACTTATGATGAATGGGTAAAGTACAATGGTACAAATCTTGAAAAAGCGAAAGAATCGTTTAACTTCTACGCCGATTATATACCCAAAGGCGATTTCGACTGTAAGGTTGAAATTCGCGAATATGAAGTTCCTGAAAATTGGAATGAGCTTGATGAAGATGAGCAATCAGACACTATATGCGACATCGCCGAATATAACACCGTTGCAGAAGCACAAGGCGATAAGTTCATTCAATCGGTATAAAGCTATGACCATTAAACAACTACGTGAAAGCACCGGGCTTAGTCAAGACAAATTCGCCGCGCTTGTACATATCCCGGCGGGAACAATCCGTCATTGGGAACAAGGTATTCGCAAGCCGCCCGAATATATTCTCTTTCTAATTGAACAGTATCTTAAATCTTTGCAAAAGTAATATTAAAAGGAGCAGATTTTTTTGTCTGCTCCTTTATGGTTGTGTTAGTCTAATTTCTCCGTGAACGCATAAACATCGTCGCTTCCTTTGTTTAATTGTTTGCACGCTCTTATTTCGGCGTCTACCACCGACCAAGCACGCACCTCGCAAAGAAACTCATCCGTCTGAAAATCGTATACATAGTATGTTTTCATTCCCTTTTTCTCCTTAGTACATCAGTATCAGACAATTCCCAACCGCGCTTGCGCCACCTATCATAAACACTTTACGGCTGATTATCCCTTTTTTGAATTTATTTAGTTTTTCGTTATATCTGTCATTGATTTCTTCTTGTGCTTCTTCCGAATGCAAATAGTCATCAACTTCCTTTTCGGAAAGTTTCTTCCACCCGCTCCAAAAATATTTTTTTACTGCATTGTAAAATTCTTCGTAAGTAGGAGCAACTTCTTTCATTCTTCTTTACCTCCTATTTGGTCATCTCTCATTTTCTGCGCCGCAAAGTAATCTTTACTCTCTGGCACTCTGTTTTTAAAATCTTCGATTGATTCGTTTGTCGCTTTGCCTGTATATTTGTAAAATACTACGGGTTCTTCTTCATATTCGGGCGTCCATCCAGGCGGCGCATATTTTTTATCAAAACGTGTCCACGAAACAGGCTCGAAGCCGTTTCGCGTGTAAAACTTATGATTACCCGAAAAAGAATCGAGTTTAACGCCGCCGTTCTTTACCGCAAATTCCATTAACTGTCTGCCGTGCAAACTGTCGTTTTCGTTTTTGCAAACCGCCACTATATCTCCGTCGGGCGTTATTGCAACGGTGCTTCCGCCGGGAGCGGTGTATTTCTTTGCGTTCGGATGTTCTTCGTCAAACACTGCGCTATTCGGGGACGAAACTCTCCACGCTTTTGCAGGGTCTACCGTCGCTTTTGCTTCCGCCAGCGTGTTTACGAACGTTTTCGTGTCTACACTTTTATATCCCGATTCGGCGGTGTCATCCGAAGTTTTTTCGCTATGCTCTCCCAAGCCGTCCATATGCCCGCTTTTCTTCATTTCGGGCGTCTTTTCCGCTTCACCGAAAGCCTGCTTGATTGCTTCTTCCTGCGACTGTCCTTTCTTTATCGGAACGTGATTGCCCTTGACCGTTATCCAACGTTCTATTTCGTCGCTCTCACCTAAGCCGTCCATAAGTCCGGTCTTAACAAACTCTTCCGCCATAATGCTTTCTCCATAACAAAAAAAGCATTACCTTTGTATTTTAACACATATTTTGCTATGTGTCAATGGTAACGCTTATCTTTTTGCGACTTTTTCTCTTTCGGTCGCTTTATATTTCTTCACGCTACCATTATAACACATATTTTCTCCAAAAAAGTGCAAACTTTTTGCACTTTTTATGTTTTAAGGCGGTTTCGAGGTTTTTTCTTCCCTTTTGTTCGTCTGCTTCGGTAAAGTTATCTTTATGTACACATCTCCCCTTTCCTTTGATTCTCTTTCCCAATTTTTACGCGTTTCTCGTGAAATGAGTAGATATTCTTCTCGTGAAAGGGGCTGATATTTTTTGAGAAATTCTTCCCACATAGAACTATTCATCTTTAATCACTCCCAACTCGTACGCCCAACGCTCCGCCGTTATAAGAACTCTGTCAAGCCAATAGCAATACGTTCGCTCTGACACGTTAAGGTAACTTATGACGCTGTTTCGGGATATGTGATTGAAATATCGCAGTTTGATGAGTTTATATTCGTACTCGAAGCGAAACGTCGTGCAGGTCTTTTCAACCACTTCACACCACAGGTATTTTTTGTACTCGGCAAGCTTAACTCCCGATAGCGCCGTCGGGTCGCTTATGCCGCTTCCGTGACCTAAATTCTCCAACACCGGGGATTTGGTCGAGCATAAGTCCGATATGTACTCCGCCGCTTCCATACGGTTTTTTTGATAATCATAGAACGCCCTTTCAAGCTCTCTTCTTCTACCGTTGTCCATTTAACGCCTCCCGTAAACGTTTTAATTCGTCCGCCGTCATTTTTATGCGGCTGTATTGTTTGTGTCCCTCATAACACGTACCGCCACTTATCGAATTGAAGCATTGTATTGTCAATCGATAAGTACATTCGTTGCAATTTCGGAAACTCGTTTTTCTATGCGGCTTATTCATTTTCGACCTCTTTAAGCCATTTATAGAAAACCTGCATAATGTACTCGGCAACGACATCGTTTTCAACCTCGTAGCAGAGCCTGTCCGCGAACTTTCTCGCGCCGGCGATTCGCTCGTTCTTGTTTTTCGTGTGTAACGCTTTCTTTAACCGCGCGTATCGCCTTTGTTGAAATTCGACTTCCGAGCGTGTAATATCCACTTCTTGCAGTAAATCGGCTGTTTTTTGCTTATAATAACAATCTTTGTTGTTTTCACATATTTGCATTTTCCAATTCCTCCAACCTTTTTTTCGCTTCCTCTTCGGTCAAAAACCACCTTTCACCGTACATCTTCATGCTCACCATTTCTACGTCGTCGCAAGTGTGTATGACTATGTCATCCGGATAAACAGAAATACTCGAAACAGGCTGTTCATACGCATAGTTTAACTCACCGCCGTGAAAAAGTTTGTTAAGCCTAAAATTTATTTCGCTCGGCACGACGTATATTGTGTCGCCGATTTTACACGGGAGTTCAATAAGCAATCCGTCTTCGATTTTATTTTCTAACTCCGCAAGGCGTTTGTAAACGTGCAAATCACCATACTCTTTTTCAAGGTTCATATTCGCCCAGTCTTTTTTTGTCAACCTCTTGTAATCGTTCATTTTTCTCTCCTATATTCTCAAATACGGTTGATTAAAATCTTTGTCATACCAATATTGTTTTATGTGATTGCGTGTTTGTTTATCGAAAGCCCCTAAATAACGTTCACGCCATTCACGCAGAAATACATATCCGAAAAACTCTTGTCGTATACCCTCAATGCTTGTGCAATTACAACAAATTGCTTGCCCGTTACAGAGCAAATATTCACGAGTTTCTTCAATAACATAATCAAGTTTTATCCCAAGCGGTTTTGCAATCGGCTCTAATTCTTCAAGCACCATAGTTCTTTTATTTCTCATTTTTTTCGCGCCCTTTAATAGTTCGTCAATAATCTGTCAATATCGCTAACTTCCACAAATTCCATAAGCCCCCACGCGGGCGAATTTGTCTTAATGGCGTACTTTTTCAACTTTTCCGCAAACTCTTTGACGGCGTTTGTTTCCACTAATCCGCAACCACTGCAATTTATGTTACCCGCATTATCGGAGTTTAATTTCTCTTGTAACTGCTTGTTCTCGGCTTTTAAGCGTTTGATTTCTTTATCCCGTTCAAATAACTCGTTTGCTTGTTTCATTCCACAATTATTGCAAACTTCTACATCCAGATTTGTTTTATCTGCGGAACAAATAAACGAACCTTTGGGGACTTTTCGATAGCCTGCATTATAAAGAACTTCTGCTATTTGCAATCTTTGTTCACCGTATAGGTGTTGCCCTTTGGGGTCGCCGTTGTAAGCAACTATTTTTTGCGGGATAGTCAACATTATTTCTTCTATCTGCTGTTCTTTGTTCATAATCATATCTCCTCAACAAACATATACGACTGCGGCGGACGAGTTACAAAGTTCGTGCAAATTCCCCCGTAATCGTTATCCGCCAAATAATCACAAGCCAAGCAATCGCCTTTTTCTTTTGTGGGACAAGGTTTCTTAAACTCGCTCAACTCTTTCGGTTTATCGTAAATCTTTAAGTCGGAGATGTGCCATCCGTAAAGGGTTTTGCCTTTTGCATAAATGTTTATATCCTCTCTGTCAATTGCCGTTTCCAATATCGTATCGTCATCAATGTCCACGCCGTCACCGGGATAATAGCCGCACCCGTAATCGTATTTATACTCATCAACCTTATTGCAGATAAACTCGCCGATAACATGTTGTTGCGCATATACGATTTCGCCTTTGCTGTTCTCGTATGCCCCCTCATAATCGCTGTATCGCCATTGACTTTTTGCTTTCGTACAATAGATATACGCCTTAAACGGGACTTCTTTCGGCACGGACTTACGGACGAGAATTTTACATTGCCCACTTGCGATTTTCTCACACAAATATGGTGAAACAGATGTCATTATACTTTTCATTTTCCCACCTCTCTATCTCCAAACACGACATACCCGTCTTTCTGCTCGAAGTTTGTTATATAGGTAATGTAATACAACTTCTTCGATATTTTTTCATTAAAAATTGAACTGTCGATACAAGTGTAATTCACTATATCGCCGACTTGGAAATCACGGTCATTTAATCGTATTTCAAAAGGTTTATCTCCTCGAAGTTTTGCACTCGCATATTCTGCCTTAATTTTAAGATTATGTAGTTTCATTCTTTCTCTCCTCTTGCCGGCAACACTATTTGCCAATTGTTCGTTTCGCCACATTTTGCCTTGATAATAAACGGTGATAGTTTATCCCCGAATTGTACTTTCACATACTTGTTCGTCTTTTGTGCCGCTTTTAACGCCTTTATAAGCAAAGCGGGCTGAACGTGGATAGTATACGTGTCGTTTTTATCGGTGCTTTCGATTATCTTTTCAATATTCACAAAATTGTCATTTGGCGGCGTGAAGCAATATTTTAGCTTTCCATACTCAACAGGCACTTCCACATATGTATCGCCGTCTACTACTTCCACGATGATATCCTGCGGACGACCTTTACTTGGCTTAACCGCTATCGGCTTTATTAAGCACTCAAATTCTTCGTCTATCGGGTTTAAGTTCGGGACGGTGACTTTTGCCGCCGAATATCCGTCGCACGAATACGCCGTGATTTCGTCCTTTTTTACCACAAGTTTTATGCAAGACAAATCAAGACGATACATGTCTTTGCTCAAACTGTTCTTAACTCCGTCTATAAGCGTTGCGAACGCTATGTCTGTAATTGCTACTCTTTTCATTTTATCACCTCAATATTTAATAAAATCTTCCCCGTAAAGGCGGTTTAACGTGTCTAATACGTGCGCCATACCTAAGCCCTTGCTGTTCGGTTGCCATATCCCGTCTACATACTCTCCACCGTCCATACAGTATTTGTAATGCTTTGGGTGTGTTTGCTTTAAGCGTACGAAACGGCTCTCTTCTTCCAAATGCACTCCGAACGCGCAGAACATACAACCTGTGCGTTGACAGCCCGTCGTGCAGAGATTGCCTCCGCATATGCTGTTTTCGTACAACATCCCGTCATCGCCTTTATACACAATGTCGCCGTAAACGCTTGCTATCGGGATATTGCGACTTTTTAAGAATTGCAAAACGTCTTGATTTGTCCAAAACGACATCGGGTTTGACTTATTTTTCTTAAAAGCGTTACAACCTGTTTTCAGCCACGCCGACAACCGCATACGACTTTCTTCTGCCATTACAGCCGTTATTGTTGCTTTATGAAGTTGATACACGGACTGTTCTTTCATAATTCCGCAACACCTCCCGCTGATATTGAAATCAACGTCAAGCAACGGTTTGTACTTCGGAACATTGTACATAGACAGTTCGCCGTTCTTATCCCGCCACGTTCCGTTCAAGCGTTCAATTCTGCTTTGATTTCCTCTTTTCGCCCAGTAAACGCAGTCCGCCACTTCTTTGCCGATAACGGGATAACCGTATGTTTTTATAACCTCGTCAAACCTCATTTTCGGTCGAACAAACTCAATATCGCCTAATGTTTTAACAAACTGCCGTATTTCGGGATATTCAAGTCCTGTGTCGCAAAACACGCCTTTCGCTTCGGGATATAACTCTTTGACGATATACCATAGCACCGTACTGTCTTTACCGCCGCTCGTGGAAACTCTGCAATAATCAATGCCGCCATAATAATTAACGAACTCTTTTATGCGATTTTTGGTTTTGAGAATTTTTAAGTCAAGCGGTAACGCCTGCAATTCCCTCAAATCTTCTTTGGTTCGCTGGTTATTCATAGAATATACTCCTTTATAAATCGTTCAGCGTATTCGTTAGATATAAGCGACCTCGCGACCTGATTTCTCACGTGCGCAATGGTTTTTCTTTCGGCTCGCCATACCGGGGCTTCAAACAAAGGCTCGGCGTTTGGTTCACAATTTGCAAACCAATATTGCGTAGGTTTTGTGTAGTAGTCGCCATTCTTTCTGCGGTCTTTGTCGATAATCTTCGGCTTTAACGCCCAATATTTGGTCAAATAATGTGTTGATGAATACGGATTTTCAATGATAAGTCTTAACTTTTTGCGTAAACATACAATTACTAATTTAGTCACTTTTTCATAAAAATCGGCTAATTGGCGATGTAGTCGCAAGTCATATTCTAACTTTTCCTCGTCGTTTTTGTTTTTCAACTGGTATTGAGTTCCACGAAAAGCCAATTGTATTTGCTCTTCAAATCTTACGCAAGGGAAAAATGCGATTATCAAATCATCACTTCCGATTTCATTGAACACGGATTGCTCCCCCGCATACGCTCTTTCGATTTCACGAAACAAATCAACCACATTGTCCGTTTCATCAAAATCATTACGAATATCGTAGTCAAAAGCCGTAATGCCTTGCTTTTGGAATGCCCGCTTAAATGTCCCGGACTGTTCAAACATGCAATGAACTTTGTTTATTTTCATGCGCCTCTCTCATTGCCTCCCACACAGCCTCTTCGTCCGAGCAAATCACGAACAAGTCGCCGTCCTTTTGCTGGTATTTCTGATAATACCAACGTTTGACCGCCCGTATATCCGCTATTGCCCGAACAGACAAAACCGTTCTCACTTTATCGCCGTTTTTTACGACGACCTTGTATATGTATCGCTTACTCATCAATCTTTCCCGTAACTTTCTTGAATACTGCTTCGTCGTATTCAGGTAACGATTGCAAATATTCTTTCATTTCTTTCGGCATAAACGACCATGCGACTTCGTTCGGCACTCGTACTATTGCAGGAATGTTCGTTTCATACCATTCAAGGTAACCTTTTAACTCTTCGGCATTATTAAATTTCGGATACCAATCGAACGATAATATCTTGCACAAAACCGCTTCATACCTTGCCCTTGTTGTTCTTTTATTAAACAATTTAAGCCTTGCTCCCTCTTGATTTTGACAAAAAATGCACCGGGAAACGGCTTTGCATTTTGTTACGCCAAAACTGCAATTCACGCCGTTGCTGTAACTCACGCCGTTGCTACCATGCACACCGTTGCTGCAATTCACGCCGTCGCTGTAACTCACGCCGTTGCTCCGATTCACACCGTTGCTCCGATTCACACCGTTGCTGACATGCACACCGTTGCTGACATGCACACCGTTGCTGCAATTCACGCCGTTGCTCCGATTCACACCGTTGCTCCGATTCACACCGTTGCTCTCATTTACGCTAAAACTGCAATTCACGCCGTTGCTGTAACTCACGCCGTTGCTACCATGCACACCGTTGCTCTCATTCACGCCAAAACTGCAATTCACGCCGTCGCCTTGTAAATCTTCTTGAATAAGACGGATAAATTCGTCAAAAGTATATATTTTAACAATTTTCAAAGTTTTTGCTACGCTTTTCTTTCTGCTATCGAGGCATGCGTCATACGCTTCCACTTTCGCAAAATTATTCCACTGTACGCTTTCGTAAAAATTAAAGCAATCTTGTGGCTTTTTAGAAAAATGCAACCCCCAACAACATTCCGCAATATCCCCGTCAACAGTGTGTATTGTGTTCAATACATTGCCTGTTTCATCGGCATAGCAATAATCACCATGCTTTGTTTCCCACTTGGGTGCAAATGCCTTATATCCGACCGCAAGTACAGGCTTATTTTCAATGTCTTTTTCGGTTAATCTGTATGTTTTCATTTTTTTACTCCTCAAAACGGAAAATCATAAATTACAATCTTCAAACTTAAAATCAGGTTCATATTTACGCGTTATTTCTATTGTTTGTTCCCAAGACAAGTCATCGCAATATTCGAGAAAATCAATCGCGCTGTAATAATCGCCGTTTTTTAAGCCGTTGATTTTGCAAAATTCACGAAACAGCGGTGTTTTTTTTGACAAATTTTTTATTTCAGTTAATTGTCGCATTTTTTACTCCTTAAACTCTATAATCAACGCAACT